TCGACGGCTTCGATACAGAACGCATACGGCGTCCCGATGGGGAGTGAGTAGAGCGGGTTGATGCCATCTGCATCGGGGTTCTCCGTCAGTCCTGTTCCGGCCCACGGCTGGATATGACCATGTAGCTTCTGGTATGGATCGTCCCTATACCGAGCGTTGTAGATGTAGTGCGGCATCCACGTCGGGAGGATCTCTGCATTACGGATGTGGTCCGCGACCGCGACATTCCGCTGCTTGAGACCCTGATACACCTCGTCGCAAATTTCCCAGTTGGGAGCCTTGAACAGTTTCTGGAACCCTGGGAAAAATTCTAGCGACTTGTCGATCTTCTCGGCAGTCTCTTCACTAGTCCACGCGAGACACTCGTGCCTGGAATGTCGCCATCCGTGAATCGCCAGGGCGCACCACTCGGAGATAGCGGCGTACTTCGTCAGAAGTACCTGCGAACACCGTGACGGGATGGCGAAGAGAGTCACCTTGAAGTTGGGATCTCGGTCGTGAAGGCGGACTAGCGTGTCGTATGGATCGTTCGTGTCGCACAGATCGTCGAAGTCGAGGACGGCTGTCTTAGGCTGCTTCATAGAGCGTTCCCTGGTCCTCTAGAATCCTGCGGCACTTCTCCAGTTGGTCCTCTGGGGCGACGTGGGGAGAATCGTGACGGTCGGTGCAGATATTGGCGATAACTCTACCTGTCTGGACTAACTTATTCAGCAGGGCAACCGGATCGCCGACGTGCTCAAGCACGTTCATGCAGATAACCGTCTTAACCGGTTCGCCGTTCCAGACTCCGATCCCCTCCTTCTTGAACACGCTCTCCATCACGGAGTGCTGTATGCCGGGAAGTTCAAAACCGTAGAGCTGCTTGAACCCTTTGCGCTTCATGTATAGGAGTTGAAGTCCAACTCCGCACCCATAGTCCAGTATCGGACCAACAATCTGCATCGTCTTGAACTGCGACCACCTATGCTCCATGACACTTGCTGCGTAGAAGGCGTTCCTGATTGGCAGGATAACGCTATCGCGATACGTCTGTTCCCCGTGATCCTTATACTCGGCAGCAAATACACTCTTTCCGACTGCACCGACCAACAACGACACCTTCCTGTCGATACCCCACCTATCTTGGAACTCTTGGGCGTAGATGTCCCATAACTCGTGGTCAAGTTTACATTCCACCCCATCTGTGACGACGTATCTCATAATCCAAGAGGCATGTATTGATCCATGTCATGACGGATCTTCCATGCGGAATCAACGTTTTGTCTCTGCGTACTCTCTCCGTGACTGGCGCGTACGCCTTGTACTCTAAGGAGATTTGTGTGCGAGTTCTCGCAGAACGACCTGAACTGACTGGCATCTCCGAAGCCCATCGCCTGACGTTCGTCCCACCGGAAGTATCGCATCAGGCTCATGGGGGCCATGCGGAAGATACCACCGAGAATATCGACGTGATGAACCGTCTCCTTGCCCATCTCGTAGGTGTAGATCGCTTTCGGAGGACTGTCGAGCCCCTCGATGTTCGGGGCAACCACGGCCCGTCTCCCTGAATCACCCTTCCCGGCCTCGGAGATTGCCATCAGGCGCTTGAGCCACTTTCTGGTGATGAACCAGCAGTCGTCATCGACACGGACGTGCCAGTCGTAACCACGGCGGACGCACTCGTCGAGCATCTCGTTGTGGGCAACGTGCTGGCCGGAATTGAACGGATGTGAGTAGAACCACGTCGCTTCCGGAGGCTTCTCCATTGGTCCGTTCGCCCAAACAAGGACATCCACCGGCTCCCGAAGGAGTCCCTTCAGCGTCTTCGCCAGATACTTCTCTCGGCCTGACCTAGTTACGATGCAACACGCAACTCGGTCTGCCGGTCTCTGCGAAGGGCCTGGTACTGTGCGAAGTTCAAACAAATCGGCACCTCAATCGCCGGACGTGTTAACTGCATCGACCCAACGTGCCAGTTGTAGTCAACCGTTACCTTGTCAACCAACTTCCCGGTGAGCCCGTGCACCGCCCATCGCCACACCAAGTTCCAGTCCCCGAAGCGGCGCAGGCTCTCGTCCCAGCCGTACCCTGAGTCACGCACGAGACGCCAGTAGGCGCCCTTACTATGCAGGATCGTGCTTGTATCGATGTAGTTCCTATGAGACAGGAGATTCGGGTCCCACGGATGTCCCTCGCCGTCTCCCTCCGGGAGATCCTTGCCGATGGGATCGATCCTGGTATTCCCATCGTCATCGATATGAGCCGTGGCACCCGACTGGTCGATGTGGTAGCAAAGGCGCGAGTACACCATGTCGGTAGAGAAGTCAGCCTCGATGGCATCGACGCACGCCTGGAGATGGTCAGGACGCCAAGTATTGTCATCATCGAGATAGGCGATGTAATCTCCTCTAGCCTGCTCGATACCCCGGTTCTTCGGCATACACTGGTAGCCGCTGTTCTCTCCAAGTCGGAAGGCGAAGAACGGGATATTCTTAGACGAGAACGTGGCGTCCCATTCCTCCAGAACCGCACGCATGGATCCAACGTCCGGGGAGCAATCATCGACCACGATCACCTCGTAGTCGGTGAACGTCTGCTCCGAGACGGATCGGAGCGCCTTATCAAGCATCCCTGGCCTGTCGTAGGTCGAGATAACCACCGAGACCTTTGGATACTCAGCCATTAGCCACCATCTTCGTCCCCATCGCCACGGAGATTGCCTCCAAGTAGGTGCCTAGATAAGTCTTGGTGCTAAAGCGAGCGAACACGTCCTTCCGAGCTTCCGAGACGATGGAGTCGGCAAGTCCAACATCGTCAGCAAGCCTAATCACTGAGTTAAGCCACTGGCCGGTTGTAGTCGCGCGAAGTCCGGTGATGTCATCCTGTACCACGTCGTATGCGCCGTGATCGCCCTGATACACTCCTGGTATTCCGCACACCGTATAGTCAAGGTATTTGGTGTGCGTCGTCAGGTGCGTCCGGTACTCCTTCTTCAACGGGACGACAGCTACTGCCGGGCGTAGCGAATTAAGAAACCTGAGATGCTCTAGATAACTCGGCTGCTGCCTCCGGTGAATGTTCATATCGCAGGCCCATCCAGGAGCGGCGTTGATGTTGAGGTGCTTCAGATCAGGTCGCTCCTTCGCCAACCTCTCGATGGCTTCACGGATACTGTCGTAGTCTTCCGTATGGCTTGCGCTCCCCATGAACACCACAGTCGTGGACTTATCTCCGCGCGGCTCCAACGGAAGAAACAGACGCGGGTTGGCGACGTTGGGGATGACCACGATCTGCTTCGGATTACCCTCGCACTCGTCCCGCATGCGCTCGCTGGCGACCACCACCAAATCCGCTTCGTTCAGGAGTCTCCTCGCCATGGGCCTGTTCTGCGGGGTGTACATCCACACAGGATCGTCATGGTCTACGACGAGTAGGAACCCATGTTTCTCTCTTAGCCCCAAGAGCTGCTCTGCCAACGTCAGCGTGTAGACCTTCGCGGTCGTCAGGACGACATCAGCGGAGGCGCACATCTCCGGCATCAGTCCGAAGTCACACGGTTCCTTCGGGAAGACCCTACCGAGGCGGCGCGTCGAATGGCCATGCCGCTCGAACTCCTCCAGCCAGTTCCAACAGCGCCACCATGAACTTGCCTGAGAATCCTCACGGAATCCGACGATATTCACTTCTTCTCCATGACCCCGAACGCTATGTCATCCCGATACCACACGATTTCGCATGGTGACTTGCAGTCCGTGGCGATAGTCCGGCAAGCCTCCTCGGTTCCAGGGTATCCCTGCCCGATAAGTCGCGGCCCAATGCCATCCACAACGCACAACCCTCCGGACTTGAGAAGCGGACCGAGATTCTTCCACGTCCGCACGAGTCCCTCTTCGCTACACGACAGGTCGATGTAGAGAAGGTCACACCTGCGCGTCATGTTCACCGTCATGGCGTTGCCATAAATCACGTCCCAGGTGACGCCTCGCTCCAGTGCATTCCTATGACGCTCAGGAGACAATGGTGACGAAGGATCCAGCTCCACGGTAACTAGGGAAGCTGGCGAACGATTCGCCAAAGACTCAACGAACGCCATGCCGCTGACTCCGGCCCCTAGCCCGGTCTCGATAATCGACTTCGCCTTCACCTTCTCGGCCAACTCGTAGAGGATCGAAGAGTAATCACCAGTCCTCGTGATGTCCTTGTGCTGCGGCTGACTCTTCGGAACGAAGTCTTTCATGCACTCCTCAGTTGCTGGTATTCCCACTCCGGGGCAGGATTGCCACCGGGCTCTATAGACCCGTGATAATCACGAATCTGACGTGCTTCCTCGCCTCCGATGACTCGCTCGATCTCCTTGGACACACGAACACTTCCCCTGGCTACCAGTTCCGTGAGGATATTTCTCCACCCACGGATAAGGTCCGTCCCGTGAATGGATCGCTTGCAATAACCATTTGGAGTACAGGAGCATCCCCACATCGGTCTACGCATGCGAGAATATTCCGTCAGGCGACCACCGTTGATGCCAAGAATGAATAGCCCGGTGATAGCGTTATGCACAGAGACGTAGCCGTCGTCGCTCCCGGCGCGACGGACAGCTACATAGTTCCCGTTGCGGACGATGATCTGCTCCAACTCACCATTCGACATACTTCCATGTCTACCGGGACGCATCGTTAATCCCCCTTACTTTCCCTTGGGCGGATCACCCGGCTCTCCGTCAACTTCCTCAGAAGCAATTGACGGAGAAGCCGGATACGGCCCGAGGGTATCGGACTGGGTTGGAACATCGAAAACGTTGGCGGCATTACCAATGACGGTGACGCCAGTCGTCGCGATGTCCCAGTTGACATCAATCGTGATCTGCGGTGCGCTCATGACGTTATTCTCCCTGTGTTCGGGTTGCCGTAGGCGATCATCCCTTTCGAGGACTCGTCATAGCAACCATTGGCCTCAGTCATATCGATGGACTTCTGATTCAGGCGACCGTCACCTGAGTCAAGGCCCATCGTTGCGGTCAGGTTAATCCGCTGGATCTCGGTATCCTTGTTCCCATCGAAGTTTCCATCCCCGGGAACAGGGAAGTCCAGAGGATTCCCCAGCTCGGTTGGGTTCAGATACGGTTCAAGTGGCTGCCCGCCAGGAGACGGAGGCATTCCTGGACGCACCTCCGGTCCCTTCTCTATAACTCCCCTGACGAACGGGTATCCAGGTACGAGTTTCATGGATTCTCCTTACAGAGAGTGTCCACCGGAACTGAGACGGACCATACGAGCACCTTCCAGAGCGACCGGAGCGAAGTACACCTTCACGCCGACCGAACCGCGCTGGTTGATCGGGTCCGCCGATCCAGCCGAACCGACCTGATGGACGTAGACAGAAGCCGCCATCGAGTCGAGTTCCACCTCTCCGTAGGCCCCAGGACCGATAACCATGGTCATGAACCCCGACGCAGACGCTGAGATAGGAGCCCCGAACAACTGCTTCGCGTTGGACGACTCGACGACACGGACTCCGCCGATGCGACCAACTTCGCCACGGTAGATCATGCCAACCGTTTCGTTGCTGGCGTACTTGTTGACTTCGATCCAGGCACCCGGAGTGGTCGTCGAAGCCTCGGAACGGACGTCCAGCGCCACGCGCGGGTGCATGACACCGGCGTAGTATCCATCCGGCCAGGTGCGGGCATCCGACTGGCGCAGCTTCGCAGCCGCCCGATAGATGTCACGTCCCTGGAGGGTGGACAGAGTGTTGACGCTCGCCGAGGCGGTCGTCGCGGAGTTACGGGCTCCGTACAACTGACCCGTAGCGGAAATGACCTGACGGGTCTTGTTGTCGATCTTGAGAGCCGCGCCCTTGCTAAGTTCATACACGGCCCCGCGAACGACATCGGAGATCCCGGTCATGACGATCAGGTCCGAGACTCCGATTGCGGTCCCGTACCCGGAGATGGTAGCCGTGATGCTGGTGGCCGACAGGGACGACAAGGAAATCGCCGTTCCCTCGGTGAGAGCCGCAGGCAGGACACCCATGGTTCCACCCGATGACGCCTTGTAGTAACGGGTGAACGTGACCTGCTTACCGAAGTTACGCGGGATCTGCTTCTTGATTCCGAACTGGTACAGATACAAATCTGGCGCGTTATCCGCCATTACTGGCGGAGCGGACTGTAGCATCACCCAGGCAAGCACGATGGCGGAAAGCCACCTACGCATGTGGGGCCTCACATTCAGTCTCTACGACGCGAGGGTGAGGGGTGTAATGCGCCTTCTTCAGCGCCTGCAAGCGGGACACGATCCCCTGCTCATGTGCAGTGTAACCCTCTCTCTTGTGACGGTTCAGTTTTCGGCTCTCGCAGAACTCAATCATGGCATCGGCTTGTCCGCCTTTAGCCGCCAGCCACGGGCGTACTGCCCGCAATAGCAGCCATATACCATGCTGGTCGCTGACTCTGAAGGAGTAGAACACGAAATTACGCCCCTTCTTGTCCGAACACTGATGGATTCCATATCTCCTGCCAGTGATCTCCTGAACGATCTTCTGAGTCAGAGTCAGCATCGGCATGGAGCAATTATTGATGGCGACGTCGGCCTTAATCGGAGCGCCACTGGTCTGGCATGCTCCAATGTATCCTTCGCCGTCTAGAATCCCCGCCAACCAAGCCTTGCCCTCGTTGCCACGGTATTGCCCCATGGGGGTTTCACCGTGATTAGTGAGGTTATTCGACACGAGTTACCTCGTGAAGGTACCGAGTTGATACAGGTTATCGAGCAGGAGCCGGTCGTAATACGCCGGGATGAGTGCTCCTACTCCAGTAGTAGTGATGCCAGCCATTATGACTCCTGATTACCGTCGCTTAAAGATTCCCTGCTGACTGTCGTCCACCGGACCTGCGCCAAGCGCTGCGAGTAGTTCCGCGGCCTTCTCTGTCTGGCCCGGTTTATAGGGGCCATTCAGCATGGCCTGGAGACTCGCCACCTTGTCGTTAAACGCCTGACGCTCGGGGATGGCCGACTGCTGTTCTGCAAGGCTTCCCTTGTTCGACGGTTCGATATATGACGCCTGCCGGACTGGAGCCTTCGCTGCCGCCGGCAGAGACGAGGTTGTCGTGGGATGCGCCGTACCCGGAGGGGCCTGCGGCGCGATGGACACCCCTGCCTGACTCAGAATGTCCTGCATCGCCCGAAGTTTCTGTGGGCGCGGCAGATCCGTCAGCCATGGGTGCGACTCGACAAGTTCAGCCTCAAGATCAAGCGGTAATCCCGGCTCGTTGGAGTTGCCGGCCTGGGCCTGCATCTCCTCCTTGACCTGACGGATCGTGTTTCCGAAGGCTTGCGACTGCGCCATGAGAAGTCCAACGATGTCCTGACCCGTGAGGGGCTCGGAGGGATCGCGTCCTGTCATAGCGCGGATGTCGATAGCGGGCTGCACGTTAGAGGCCATCGATTCAAGTTGCTTGATGCGGCTCTCCATGCCTCCCACCTTGCCTTCGCGTCGGCCGAACTCAAGTTTCCATCGCTTCGCCTCTGCCTTGGCGGCGTCCAGTTCCTTCTGCATCTCCTCCAGTCGGCTGACCTCCTGGGAGTCGATAGCATTAAGAGGCGGGGCGCTATCTGGCTGTGGCAAAGTTTCCATCTGGCGCTGGTAGTTCAGGTCGCGCTGAATCTTCTCAGCCGCCATAGGGTTGGCACTTGGATCGATGCCGGATTGCGTCATCAGTTCGCCGATCCTCGCCGCAATCTCGGTACTGGTGCTCGTATCGATCTGCGGGTTGGGTTGCTGACCGCTGCGCGCCGCGACTTCGGCATTCATATCCAGGTTGAACTGCTGTACGTTAGACATTCGTTACTCCTCCGCGGGCCTCCCCGCCTCGGGCAGCGCCCCTCTTGGTCTTGGACTTCTGGTACATCTCCTCGACCATTCGGCCTTGCTCGATGTCAATGAACGGCATCTGAAGAACCTTCCGACAAATCGCCACACTCGCCCGGTTGATGTCCTGCTTATCGCTACCGGAGAGCAACTGTTCCGTTTCCGACTGAATCGTCCCGCTCAGCATCTTCGCCACTCGGTCCCAGTACGGGTGCATGATGAAACTCTGCGCCATGGAGGAAACGCGCTGTGCGTCCTCGTAGGAGAACGTTGTGACCGTCTGCTGTTGAGAGTGGAGTCGCTCAAGCTGCGCCCTGACCCCTTCTCTGGCCCTGCGCTCTAAGTTCCATTCGCTTGGTGGCGAGTGCATTGCCGCCGCTAGCGTCTGGCTCCAGACCCATGCCAGCCATCTGAAGAGACTGGAATACCTGAGCCTGCTGAGCGGCAGCCACTTCCTCTTGAGACTTGACATACTTGCGCCCGTCCTTGTTGAGAGCGGCCTCGATGGAGTCGCGCAGGATGACCTCCGGACGGAGCCAAGTGCTGTATGGGGGGACCGCAGCAGCCTGCATCAGTTGGGCTAATGCCTGCTGCTTGGCTGGTCCATCAATATCGTAGATGTCGGCGTCGATGTCGATGTCCACATCGTCCTGAAGCATCGAGATGTCGAGCTGGACCTGGTAGTCGGTGCCGACGATCCGGATGAGGCGCTCCGGAGGGAGATGCCTCTGGTAGAGCGCGAACATGCGCTTCAGCAACTGGCGCTTGAAGGTCATGTTCTGCCACATCACCGCGAGGCGGAAGCGTTCGTTCCCGAGTTGCATCCGCCCTGCAAAGGCCGTCGCGGAGCGATCCTGACTCGCTGGGACAGCTCCCTGCTGCGCGGAAGTGGCGCCAGTCGTCCGCTGGATCCGGTCGGAGGATACTGCCTCCTCTCGGTAGGAATCCGGGAGCACCGGGCGACGCTCAAGTACGGCGATGGCTCCGCGCACGTCTTCCTGAGTGTCCACGAGCGTCACTCCACCTGGGTTGAACTGGAACTGGTTGGTGGAGAACGCATCGCGCTTGGCAATGTACTGTTGGAAGATGCCGAGGACCACTTCGTCCATGCGGAAGTTCGCCAGACGGTTCAACTGGCGGTTCATGGGCTCGGCATATCGCACCACCGAGTCGCCATAGACGAATCCAGGCACCGGAATCTGCTTGCTGGAGAAGTATTCCGGCTTCAGGTCAGGAGTTCCGTTAGGGTCATCGCGGATAATGGTCTGACCGTTGGCGATGATCTGTCGGCGCCACTGGATCCCGTCCTTCGCGTCGTAGGGAACCAGCCCAACACACACTTCCAACTGGATCGGCGTGCCTTCGTGACCCTCATACCTGACGGTATTGGAGAATCCCTCAACGGAATCCAGTTCGGCCTCACGGTTGGAGTACCCGTCCGTAGAGGCTACTGGACTGTTCGTCTCCTTCATCAGGTCAACTGGTGCCTGCTCCAGGGTGTCAAGATTTTTGTAGAGTTTGTCCCCGTAGCGTGAGTTGACGCGCTTCAGTTTCTCAAGGGTCGTGTCAACGCGCTCGATAAACCACTCTTCCTGGCCGGTCGGGTCGGGCCAGATTCGGAAGTTAGATACCCAGTCGAGTTGTGGATCGTCGTAGGCCATCCACGGGACGACCTTGCTGGACATCCCCATGGGCTCGCCGGTATTCGGGTCGGTAATCGGCACATCGACCACGCGGTCCTTGATGTCCTGCTCCCAACGTAGTTTCCACCAGACGTGACCCATAATCGTGCAGTACCGTTGACCTTCGCATGCCGGTTGGAACAGGTTCATCCGACGCGTCCCGGAGAGCAACAGCGACTTAACCATGCGCTCGTAGTCGTAGCAGTTCATCCCGACGTGTCCTGGGATGGTCGAGTGCGGGCAGTTAACATCGAACCATTCCGGCTTGCTAAACATCCCGAGGACAGTGCGCGGCACGATGGTCTCGACAGCGTTAAAGATTTCCGGGATGTACTCGTTCGATCTCCACCAATCCTGCGGATCCGGCATCTCTTCCTGATAGGCGCGATACGCCTTCCAGTTTCGGATCCACTGGGTCTCGTACGGCTGCCTGAGTTGTTGCGAGATTGACTTGCGACGGTGCCAGATGTTGATAATCCCGTCGTCTGGACTTCCAGTCGGCCTCGGTCCAGGAAAATCAATCATCGGAACATCCGGAACGCCGTCTGCGGCACAGACTGTTGCTTGTCAGAGCGCGTTGCGAAGATCTCCACCTGGTCCGGCGTGAACATCGGATTGCCTTCCCCGTCTACCTGTACCTGGCCATTGCGGCCAAAGTTGTACGGGCTCGGTTTAACTGTCTGCGTCGATGCGAACGCGGCTCTGCGGGCCGTCCCGTCGAACGGCATCGGACGGAGAAATGGCTTGATGTTGTCTTCAGGCTGCTTGGGACGCGGAGCGAGAGCCCGGACTCGATCGTCGAACAGATTCGAGATCATGTCCGCGATGTCGTCGTTCGTCCATCTCCCGATATTACAGAACTCGTTCACCGCGTCTTCGAAGTTCTCGCATGACTTCCGGAAGAACACGCGGCCGGACTCAAAGGAGTTCTGCGGACGGAGCATGTGCTGCGTCTTGCTGTCAGCTCCGCGTCCACCACGAGTCAACGGGATGTATATGAGAGGGATATTCGCCCGGCGACACGCGTCCAGTAGGTCCCCGGTCCAGGTCATCTCGCTTACCTTCTGGTAGATGACGTGCGAGATCCCGTAAGCCTTCATCGCCTGCACGATGACGTGGCAACCCTGCTTAATGGTCCAGTTCTTATCCCGGAAGATGTCGAGGATGTACAACCGCGCCAGATCGTCGAATCCGGCCACCCCGATGGCCGTGTAGTCGTACCCGGACGGGTGCTCCTCTTCCTTCCACGCGCTGTCGATGGAGATGTACTTCTGGAGCGGGTAGAAGGGCTCGCGGCCACCGGGGATCATCGAGTCATCGACCCGGTTGAACCATCTCGGCTGGTACTTGCGGTCGGTTGGAGAGAACGGGATGTTCATGTACTCATGCCAGAAGTACGATTGGCCCTGTTTCGGGTCGATTTGGCACTCAGCCAGCTTCTTGCTGTAATCCTCTCGATTCATCCGGCGCGGCTCGACCGGAAGGCCAACCTTCATGTGCGGAGCCTTGTGCGGGAGAGCGAACCGGCTGCATTCGTCGGTGTCGCACATCTTCTCCGGGTGCTCCAACCCGTGCCGGACGTAGATCCGGTACGTTTCCGTGTCCATCAGGCCCTGGTAGAGGTCGTTGTAGTGCTTCCGCGTCCCCGGCATCAGCACCCAGCCGTCCGAGTCGATGAGCGGGATGACTTTCTTGTAGTTTTCACGGACTTCCTGGAGTCCGACCTCGGAAGTGTCGTCCTCGCCCATACAATCGTCGAGATAACCGCCGTCGTAGTGCCT